AATCAGGAGATATGTTTTGCTTTTCTTGGAGGGCTCGATAGCATTTTAAATCTTTGTAGAGAAGGGAATTAGATGCAAAATGCTTCTTGATAATTTTAACTATGGTGTCTCTACGAGCGACATCGTTTTGCAAGATTGCAGATGTTCCTTCTCGAATTAAAACCTCGTAAACAAAAGCCGTGTTTCTCTTTTTGTTGTATCTAGTTCTCATCATTTTGCTCCGTAATTAATTTATTTTTACTCTCTAAGCTGTCAATTAAGCCGTTTAGTGAATCATTAATCTCAAAAAGTTTTTGTTCTTCTTTGGACTCTTTCAAATTATAAATAGATTCATCTTTCTCGTAAATACCTTTTGCAATACTTGGAATCGGAGAGGTAGCTAAATCACTGATCCCTTTGAACTTAGATCTTGTAGAGGTTCCGTGCATTGCTTGGCCACCGTGCGCGCGCATATTCTTGCCCCTACCGGCGGTTTCGCGACCATCGTTTGTGCCATCTTTTCTAACATACGAGCTTTTCTTATATGTACTAAGTCTTTCAGAATCGCGAGAACCCGGAGGCACTGCCAAAAGTGGTGACTCTTCACCTGCTGGCTCTTCGGCGCCGGCATCACCGGCCGGCATCTCTTCAGCACCCATATCCATATCGCCACCCATGTCGCCACCCATGTCGCCACCCATGTCGCCACCAACGGCGCCAGCCGTCTCTGCTGCCGCGGCGGCCTCAGCAACTTGTTGTAGTGATGCATCATATTTACGATCATAATAAATTTCACGCTGGTTTCTAACAAAATCCTCATGAGAGATGCCAAATATATTTTCTGTGACCCAGCGACGAGAGAAATAGCCTTCTGTGGCCGAGGCTGCAATGTCGAATTTGGCTTTCCAGAATTCAATCTCTTGCATCTCTGCTATCTTGGAAGGATTGTTCAATATAAGATTAAAATTGATCAGATCATCACCACGGAATCCAAGCGTATAAAGGTGAATAATTCCAATCTTTTCAAGCTCATGAATGATGACGCGTTGCAATCTTTGAATAGTTCTAGCAAACCTAATATCTTTCTGAGCAAGAGTGGTCTTATCTTCTGCGGCGCCCTCACCCATGGAAAGATACGGCTGTGGAATCTTAAGAGCAGCAAACAACTTATCACGAAGATATTTTACATCTTCAACTGCATCGGTGTTTTGGCCCCCTGTTAAGTTTGTAATATCAGTAACCGAACCCGGGCGCACTGGGATGAAATAATCTTCTTCGATAGACATAGGGTTATAACGCAGGTCAACTCGGCCGGTGTTTTGATCAATCACAGAGTGTCTCTTAAGTTGACTCACAATTTTTTCCATATACTGTTCAACATCTTGCGGCGGAATACCTCCCACATCTATTTTAAACAGTCGGCGTTCTGAGGAGCGGATAACTCGATAAGCCATCATAGCATCCTCAACAAGAGTTAACTGTCTAAAAATTCGTCGAGCGGGATCCAAGATAGATGTCCCATACGGTGAGTGTTTGTCATTGCCCAATACTCTAAAATGTGCAACTTGCCAATTCTCAAAAGTCATACCAGCAGAATTCCACTGATATTGAATATAATTAGGATTGGTGGCATCTTGTCCTTCCATCCTTTCAACTTCTGATATTGGTAAAGATATTACAGATTGTATTCCGTATTTATCGTCAATATCAAGATACAAAAAGAAGTCTCCATATTTGCACATCGTGCGTGCCCAAGCAAAAAGATTGTAATTTACATTCAAAATTTTGGAATAAAGATTTTCAAGCACCGCTTTAATCTCTTCATTGGAGCACTTAATGTTCAACATCGGCCGAAGGTCTGAGTAGGTCGTCATCTCGTCTGCGTAGATGTCAAGTGCAGAAGCTATTTCTGGCATGTACTCCATTTGGTCAAAGTCGACATAGCGCTCAACTCTTCTTTGATTCTGCATCGCATTTACAGCCAGATTATCAAGAGGGCTGTATTGCGACTTCTTAAACTGTTGTCCCGATGCTGTTCTAAATCTTGAAGAAAATTTATCGAGATGTTGGCGCCTGATTCTAGTGCCGCTCTGCGAGCGATAATTGATTATCGGGCCCGAAAATAATCGAGTCAAAGCCTTAAACAAGTCTGATTGCTTGTTAACTGGATTTGCGCCGGATCTGTTTCTATTATTATTTGCCATTTATTTTCTCACTTTATAATCCACTTATACTGATCATACAATTTTTCTGCTTCTGTTATTTTATCAAATGTCTCAGTTTTTTTGTAGCCTTGCTGTCCTCTAATTTGGGTGTTTAATATTGTTTTTGATGAATAAACAGAATTTAAAAATGCCTTTTTGTAACTTAATTCTCTTGAGTTTGCTTGAATTGCAGTGTCTCTTATCCAGCAGGCAATTGCAAGGGCCATAATTAGATCATCATGATATCCTTTCATCGCTTGGGGTTTCCCGTTCTTCCAAATAAAAGTTTTCATCTCGCTAATGGTGCGAGAAGAATATACCGTAATTAGTTTATTTCTGATAAACTCTTCCAATTTCGCTATGATAAGGGGTCTAGTCTTCATAGATGTGGTGAATCCCGGCACAGAGGAGTTGAGATGTTCAGCCGTGTGTTGGTCGACATATTCATGTGTTGACTTAATTGAATGATACAAGTTAGGGTATCGAGTTTCGTTGAGTTTTTCCAACACAGTGAAGCCGACATTGTTGTTTTCAACCACAACCATGCAGTTGCCAAATTCTTTCCCTACCTCATTTAACATATTAGCATACATATCTAAAGTTGGTTTTCCTTGGTATTCTCCAATAATCTCCAAGGTCTCCAACTTCACAATCTGAAAAGTGGAATAATCCGCACCATCGCCGCGAGCAACATCGGCCACAAGCAGATAACTGCATGAAGGATCATATTCTTCCCAAATCCAAAAATTTCTATCAAAGCCGGTCTTGTGTTTTGGTTCGCGAACATTTGATAGCATCCATTCCATACAATCAGGATCAATAACGGTCTCACCAGATGTGTTGAAATTGCACTGTAGCTCTTGTGCAATCTGTCGCTTTGACATATTTCTGGTTTCTTTCTTATACCACTCTTCGCCGCGGTCGGGATGAACATCCCACGGAAGAGTTGTTAAGTTAAAGTTATTAAGGCCGCCTTCGGAATCCATGCAAGTTTTATGAAACCAGTTACCAACACCGTTTGGTGTTGAAAGCGCGATACACCGACCACCAGTTGACAGCGTGGGATATAGACCGGTCCACAACTCTTCTAATCCTTCGATGTGAGCGGCCTCATCTAGAACCAAGAGAGACAGGGCTTCTGAACGACCTGCATCACCGGAAGTAGAGGTAGCTTTAATAGAGGATCCATTTGACAACTCAAAAGATGTGCGGTTGTCTACCGAGATAGTTGCTATCTTGAGCCACTCTGGCACATTTCTCATAATGTTCTTGACTTTTTTAACCAAGTTTCCGGCTGTTGCAAACTTGGTTGCCATAACAAGAATGGCCTTATCGCGATGAAATAACATCATCCAAGTGATGTAACCTGCGGTAATCGTTGAGATTCCTAATTGGCGCGCCTTTAAAATGACATTGAAACGATAGTCGTTAAAATCTTTTAGAAGATCATCTTGGAAATCATAGGTATTAAACAAAATCAACCCGTGAAGCGGGTGTGAAATTCTTGCATAATTGTTGAGAAAGTACGCTGGATCTTTACCGCACTTTACGATTTCTTTTACTCTTTGCTTTTTGTCCAGTTGAAAACTCATACATTTCTATTGTTCTGCGTCTATATTCTCGTCGGCGCGATACATTGAATCACCGGTGTCCATAGCATCCAATAAGCCGGCAACGCTATCAAGAGCATCTTGTAATTCTGGATGCTCACCAACTGCGTCTTCAAGTGCATGATATGCTGTCGTTAGTTTTTCATATTTGCCGGGCTCTTCTTCTGTAGCCGTGCTGTGTGCCGGCGGGCGTTCGCCGCTAGAAAGATCATACATTTCGTCATCATCGTGATAATGCCCCTCTGTTAGAACCTTGCGAATAAGCTGCTTGATTTCGTCAAGACCGAAATCAAAGCCAACCTTTGGACGACCCATAGCACCTCTAACATATTCTGTTGGAGGTTTTTGTTCTGGGTAATCTTCATCACCGGGACTCATCATCTCAACACCGGGGAGCTTTTCAAACACAATTTGAAAAATCTCTTGTACATCCTTTGGTTCCATGTCTGAGACTAATTCATATACACCATCGACAGTCGCTTTTATAGGATTCACTTCAGATGAAGGAGTATCATCGGGCCCTGCGCGATCTTGGAAGCCACTCACATGTCGCTCTGGAGCGTCATCTGACGGGATATCCGAAGGTCCAAATGGCATTGTCTCGGCAGATCTATCAACATTCGGATCGTTGGCTGGTGCTTGGGCAGCTTTTTTTCTTTTATAGCTGCCGGGTCCATAATCGCGATCCAGCCATTCTGGTTTTTCACCTTTGCCTTTAATCCAAGCTATAAATTCATCAGCTCTTTCTTTAGACATGGCTTCATCGAGAAGACCCTCTTCCTTGAGATATTCTTCAAGAATAATTGTTTGAAGTCGTTCCTGAGTAATTTGCATCTTACGATTCCTTTTTTCTAGTATCGTTTTCTGGGCGCTTTCCGCCTTTACCGTTCCAACCACCTTGATCGAGGAAGCTACGCCAATTTGATTCTACACGCTCTTTGGAAGGCGCGTCGACTTGCATGTCTTCAGCTAAGCCGCCGACCTTGTAGTGCATCTTGGCCGTTACCCATGAGCGTACTCTCGTTGAGTTCTCAACGCGGACATCTACCTCTCCTTCGGTAGTCAAGGATACAGATTTACCAGTAATCTTTTTATATTCTTTTTGCAAGAACTTTACTATTTCGGCTAACTGTTTTTCAACATCCTCTTCGAAACCCTTGCTGTAGACTTCTTTAAGTCGAACTTCGGATTGATATGTTAAACACATCATATTTCCATAAAATTTAACACCGAAGCCATCCATAACTCTTTTATCGAGAATAGGATCACCTTCCTCTCTCTTGAGGCCGGCTTTAAGCGGTTCGCCATTTTCATCTAAAGCGCCATCATAGGCGTTTGCAGCGGCCTGAGATAAGCCTTGAACGATTTCGTATACTGTTGCCATTATTATTTTCCTTTGTTATCGTTTGGGCGCCAACCATTTTCCCATCTTTCTTCTCTGCCTTCGACATATTGAATGAAGCATTTATTGCAACAATCAAATTTTAATAGACAGACATCATCCAAAGATTTTCTAGGAAACCTACCACATACGGGGCAAGAGCGTAATTGTTCTCTATTAAGTAGTTTTTTTGATACCTTTATACCATTTATCTCAATTTTCTCTTGAGAGCGATCATTCTTCTTTTGTTTTGAATACAGGTCTTTCATCTGTTGCAGGTATTCTTTTTCTCTTTCTTCGTCCCAATTTGAACGCGGATTAGACACAGTTTCTTCGCCGTATTTTTCTGCAATGGCTTTCTCTACTCTTGCAATATGATCAAAATCTTTATCTTTCATTGAATGCCTTATGTGCTCCATATGCGCCGGCGGTGCCAACTAAAATTCCACCCGCAAAATATAACCATTTGTAGCGGGGCGAAGTTTTCTTTAATGCCTCCGCAAGAAAGCCTATTTCTTTATCTTTCTGCATTATAAACAAATCATATTCATCTGTTAAGGCTTTGTGTTCTATCTTTAAATTTTCTAATTCATATTCGTATTCTTCTCGCTGAATTTTCAATTGGTAATCTGTTCTTATTTCGCATGCATAAGCGGCGATATCATATTCAGACAGTACTGTAGCCATTGCTTTTTCATCAAACAGAACACCCGCAAAAGGAGCGGGCGCTTTGTATTCAAGAATGGTGAATTTAGCTGGTTCTGTAGCGTTTGCCGAAAGACTTAGCATTAGTAAAAATTTAAGGAACATATTGAATACCGAATTTTTCTTCTATATCTTTAATTAGTTGTTCACGATCGCGGTTAAACTTGTTTCTATATTTGCCCTTTTTATCTTCTCTTAATTCTTCGATCATCTGCAGGGCGTCTTCGTAGTCCTCTTCGATTGAGGCAATCGACTCCAAGTGACTTTCCATAAGTAATTGCTTTTCGCGAATCTCTTGTTTGTGTATCTCTTTAAGTCCTTCAATTTGGGCATTGATTGATTCAGATTGAACATCATATGCTCTTTGCATTAGATGATAATCATATCGACTCTTCGCAGCGATAACAAGACACAGCACCACGATTGATATTGCTTTCCAGTTTTTGAGAGCAAACTCCAATAATTGCTTTTTAATCATTATACCCCCGCAACCTACTGATGCCGTCAATAACCGTTTGGCCTCCGATATAGATCGCTGAAATGATTACCCAATCTTCACTAGTCACATGGCCAGCAAGAGTGAGTCCCGTGGCTGTCAGCCATACCATCAATTTACGAGATGTAAGTTTTGCAAGCCATGTATCCATGAACGCTTGTGCTTTTGCCATCATTTCTTCCTCACTTTAATAACTCTAACCCGGCCCGGGCTTAATGCTTTGTCCGGTCAACCATCCTCTTCTATTTTCGATTTACACATCTCTTCTGCTTCTGCTGCCGAAAGTCCATCGGCTCTCTCAGATGCGGGCTTATCTTTTTGTGCGCATGCCCAGCGTCTTTGTTTTTCGGACGAGACCTCCATCACACCGGCCAGACCTTGCTCTTTGCCGGCCGCAGGATCTTCGCCTGCCATGATTTTTGATCTAATTATATCAAGGGCGCCCGCTAAGCCATCAGTACCAAGAGCGTTCACGACTGCTGGATCTTTCGAGAACTGTTCCACTCCTTGTAGTAATTTTTTAATCATTTCCGGGGTTATTTGTGCAGGTTGTTTCTTTTCCTTTTCTTCTTGCTCTTGCTCAGCCATGGCGCCGGCTTGTTTTAAAACCGCATCAGCTTGCTTAATCGTGTCATCCTCCTCGTCGTCAGTGGCCGCTGGACGGGTGGTTGGTCTTTGTTGTGCGGGCGCGGGTGCTGCAGCTTGTGGGCGTGCAGCTGCCGCGGCTGGAGCGGAGGGGGCTGCTGCAGGAGCGGCCGGTGCTGCCTGTTCGCCTTCTCCGCCTGATAGATTTTGTGCTATAGCTTGTCTATTTTGTCTTGTAACTCTTTTTGTGTTTGCTTTCTGTGCTATCGCCATATATTTATTTTTGCTAACTTTTTGTGCTGGCACTACCCCAACGGCTTTTTGTAGTTGGGGCAAAATCTGATCTGCGGCTTTAGTTCCCAGATCGTCAGCATATTTCGTCACGGCTTTTGCCATATCGTCAACATATTTTCCAACTAATTTATTAGACTTAAGAGAACTTAATATTTTGTTAATCTTGGGCATGTGCTTAGACAACAATTTGGCCATGGCTCCGCCGGCTTTAGCGCCACCTTTTGCCCCAAACTTGCTAACATACATTCCAATTTTGCCACCCTTGCCGATAGCATCACCAACTGCAGGTATCATAGAAATAACTGAGAGGGCTGCCATGAGGTACTCACCTTTTTTAGCATAAAGACCAGCATTTGTTAGATCGGCCGCTTCTCCAAAACCGGGTACCAGACCAAGTCTC